AAGACTACAAATTTGATTTCAAACATTCTCTTTCCTAAAGGAAAGAATATCAAATCTCCTTCTTTTGGACGATTTGATAATGTGTATTCATCATCCTGTTCTAAAAATGGAGCAACTGCCTCTTCAAATCTTTCTTTAGATATTACAAAAGTTGCCTCATCAGTAACTCTTACACCAAATTTTGTTAGTATATCTCCTTGTCCAGCATATCCATCAATATTCATTAAGTATGCTTCAAGAGGAAATGCCTGATCAAATCTAGACTCAGTTACCTCTTTCATAATTGTTGAAGATGTAACCAACTTACGAGGAATATAATGGCACTCAATACCATACATCCTTAGTTGTTCATTAACTAAGTCTTGTACTAAACCTTGCTCCCCTTCAGAGCCTTGTAGAAAAAACGGATTTAACATTATCCAATCATATCAAGTGGAGGCATTTCATAATCACTTGACATCTTGGATCTAAGTTCTTCTATTTCTTTGACACCATCATCATATATCTGACGACCATTTAACTGAACACCGCCAGGCAATTGAACACCTTGGAATTTAATTAAGTTTTGACCCCACTGTTTTTTACATAGTGCAGTAAAATATCTCTTCAAAAACTGATCATTATACACTTTTGTAAAATCTTCTGGATCTAGAATTCTGAAACAGTCAATAACAAAATAATCACCTAATTTTACTGCAGCTGCCCAATCAACATCAATGTAAAGACGATCTTGACGAATATTGAATCTGTATCTCACATCTGGATTTAACAAGAAAGTAATATCTTCAAGTTTAGTTTGAACCATCGCATATTGAAGAAGATCAATCGAACCGAAAGCATATAGGTCATTCAAAAATAACTGATAACGAATATTGAATAAACCATCATAAACTGTATCTGATCTAACCTTAAATATGTTATTGACTCCTATCACAGATGGAGGCATTTGTATATAATTATTATTTTCTTCTAAATCAAAAGTTGTTGACAAACCAACTGTTGATGTTGTTGTGGTTGTTGTGATTCCTAAAGTTGTATCTCCTCCTCTTGCTTGTCCTCTATCAATATCATCTTGTGTAATTTTATATTTTAAATACATTCTTGCGATACCATCATAGTGTCTCTCTTGATACACTTGGATAGCATCATCTAACAGATCTGAAAACTGTTCATCTGCAACGTTAATTTCTAAGACAGGATAACCAAGCTGTCTCTTTGCGTAATCGATTAAACCATCTCTTGAACTTGGTTGAGCCATTATTCACCTCTAAGTTGAAATACCTGTTCTGACAAGCACATTACCTTCTATAACTTTGAAGAAAGTAGAACCAGAACTTACATTGATATCATATAGATATCTACCTTCAGCTAAACTTCTAGTTACAGTTGAACCCATAGATAGAGTTATTTTTCCATCTGTGTCTCCAAGTGATACACCAAAAGTATTTGCAGTTCCAATCGCAGACTTTTTCATATTGCTTCTTCCAGTATAGTTAGTAAAATCTATACTTGAACCAGCAGAAGTTCTAATTATAAAACTAGTGTTAAAATCCGCACCAGAAAATATAGTAAGATTAACACCATATGGAACAGCGACATCTGGATCAAAAGTGATTATCTGTTGTTGTGCCATTTTTCTAATTATTTAGTTTTTGAACGAGAGTAGATAAAAGACCTTTAATTTCACCCAATTCACCCTTTACATTATCAATATCTTCTTTCATTTGGTCTAATTCACTATTTTTATTTTCTGCATCCTTTTTACGTTTCATATACGAAAGGTATGCTTTTCTATCACGATTGATAATCGCTGTGGAGTCTGAATCTCGATAAAATTCAGACTTCCCCTCAACTGGAATATAATTACTCATTATGCAACTGCGATGGCTCTAAGTTCCTTGATAAATGGTGGTTGTGCCTGATTAGTTCCAACCATATCAATCTTAATTTGAAACTTTGTAAATGATGGTAATTCTCTTGAACTGAATGAATAGTCCTTAAATTCGTTTCCAAGTGAAGGAGTTACTTCATCATCAGGTTTTCCACTATTATTATCAGGATTAATAATCTTACCATCTTGATCAGTATTATCAAAGCCTGGGAATAATTCAAAGTCTCTATCCATACTATTTTCAGTTGAACCTTCTTCAATGGTTTTAAAGAATACCCGAATATCACTATCAACTCTTCGATATGCAGCGAAATCAACTACTATGCCACTTGCTGGATTGTCTAGGACAATTAGATTTGAAACATAAGTTGATGCACAAGGATCTTGTCCAGTTTGATTTACACGATTGTCTGTTACAAAGTTTGATACTGGACTGTTAATTCGGTTTGTGGTTAAAATTGTACTAACTCTGTCTAAATCAACAACAGGAGAAACGTTAGGACTATCACTTGTCATTAAAACTTCAAATGTTAAAGATTTATTGCCTGGCAAATCAGATAATTGACGATCTTCATTTACTTTAGATGCAACCATTCGAGGTGTTTCAAAATGAGTTTGTTCATCGATAGCAACAGCTTCAAATCCTTGATCCGCAAATGATGATTCTGAACCATCAACACTTGTAGCAGATATAGTTCTCACACGACCACCAACAGATGTTCCTGGCGGTGTCATTGTAGTTACGTTTGGTGTGATAGTTTCAAATTGTATATTTTGTGTAGCACTAAATCTTCCACCTCCACGTTTTGTTGATGAGAAGAATCTATCAGGTAAAGTTCCACTACTTCTGTCTGTTCCGTCACTATTCATATCAACTTTAATATGATAGAAATCTAAACCTTTATCATTTGGAACAGTCGCAGCTGGACTATTCATATCATGAGTTTTATTAATTCTTCGGAGTGAAATTCCAGAAAGTTCATATTTTGTAATTAATTCACCAGATGAATGACTCGACTGAACTGTGTTATCAATACCTCTAGTTGTAACACCAGTGATAGCACCATTAGTTACACCAGTATATGAGATAATTTCACTTCCTATTCTTGCATAACCATAATTGGTGGTTCCGACACCCACTCCCTCAAATGTTTCAAAATTAGATGATGATACCACAGATATATCTGATGTAGAATCATTATCATAATCAGTGGTCAATTTAGTTGATGGAACATCTGGATCAACTCCACTTATTTTAACTAGATTATTAAACGCATGTAAACCATGAGCACGATGATTAACTTTGAAGTGCAATCCATCATTAGTAGAATCAACATCAAAAGAACTAATTGTTACACCACTTCCAATATTACCACCAGCAGTAACTCCAAGTCCAGTAGTTCCATCTAGTCCAAGAACAGTAGATCCGTTATTAAATCCAACTGTTCCAACACCAGTGATAAACGAACCTTGAATGTTATCAATAATTATACTGTTTCTTTCAGTGATGACTCCAACAGAAACAACAGCACCACTTCCATTTCCAAGACCTAATGTTCCAATTCCAAGAGTGTCCCCTTGTGCATAGTTTTTACCACCACCATTTGTAATAGTTACAAATCCAACTTCCCCATTATTAACAACAACATTAGCAATTGCTCCACTTCCCTCACCAGTTTGAGTCACAAGTGGTATGTCAGTGTACACTAAGAAACCACTGGAGGGAGTATAACCAACGCCAGGATTAATAACATTAGCTTCAGTATGAGCAACACCAGCAACATTGATAAGAGTTGCAGATGCGTTTAAATTACCAAACTGACTAATTTTGACGCCAGGCACTAATCCAGCTGTGTCAGGAATAGTAACTCCTAAACCAACTATAGCTTTCTTAGATAAAGTTTTGATTGGATTATTTACTAATAATGGAATCTCATTATTACCAGTTGTTAACTCTGAGTTAAAGAATCTACCTACAGATGGTTCTGTATTAAACACAGCCCTTCTGATAGTAAACTTCATATCCTCATATTGACTTGGATCCCATGTTGTACCATTCTGTGATTTAAATAGTGATCCTAAGTATGGTTGTTGACTAATTAATACTTGTTGTTCATCGGGTAAGTTAGCAGTTGATATATCAACTTCTCCCATTCTTGATATCCAACAGTTGTAGTTTTCTGCTGGAGTTACAAGAACTAAAGCATATTCTTGTTCACCAGTTAGATAGATAGGTGATTCAAATGTAAATGTTGTTGGAATTGATGCATCCTCTGATACATTAACTTCACTTGGATCTTTAACAACAACACTAAATGGTAAGATCTTAGATGTTGGTAATCCAGTTTCAACTGTTCTTACTTGTAAAGTAAGAGGTAACTCTTCATCCTTAGTCTGCATGAATACATCAACAGATGTAATAAACACACCAGTAGTTTCATCTACACGGAAAGTTTGTGCAAGAGGGTCATAGTACTGAATACCTTTAACAACTGTTCTTTGTCCAGCAGGGCCTTCAACTTTCCTCGTAATTCTTTCATTTAGAACTCTTTGTTCTTCAGTTGACAATCTTTCAATATGTGGAGTCTTAATATTTAAAACTTGTTCTTGAACAGTATCCAACTCACCTAATGATTTAAAGTTTGCTTCAGCAGATCCAGTCACAGTTCCAGAAACAGTTGAGTTTGTTGGACTTGTTGTTAATCTTAGAGTTTTTGTGCCTGTTTCAAATCTTGGATTCGCATCATGATTAGGATCTGGTATTTCAAAACATCCTTTTAAGAATCCTAAAGTATCAGATATGAGTCTGACATTTGATATTGTTGCTTCTGCACCACTTGTTTGACCAATAAGTTTCATTCCATTTGATACATGTCCAAGGAACGTTCCTTGAACTTGTTGTGCAAGACTGAATGTGTCTACATTTAAAATTGTAGATGACGTTGAATAAACAGTTGATATACCAGCTGCATTATCATATGGGTTTAATGTTACAACTTTTGTTGGTGCGTTGTATGGGCCTTCTTTGTGATTTGGTGCAGCTAATCTAAATGTAAATGCCTCAGGAATTCCCTTTGCATTTACTGTTTCTCCAGTCTGGAATACACCACTTGTCATGTTTATTTCAAGTAGTTTTGGTGTCACAAACCTTGTTACATCAACATTATCAAAGAAAACATAGAAACGAGTTCTAGGTTTCATACGATGAGTTGTGATTTGAATATTCCTCTTTCTCATGAAAGGAATAATATCACGACTTAAAGTTCTATCTCCAAGAGATTGTTCTGTCATCTTTGGAGTAACTTGGAATTGAATACCCTCTCTTGATTGTTCGGAAGTTTTTTCTATATCTTGTACTTTATGTTGAGTTTCTATTGTAGCATTAATAATAACACCAGCTCCTTTTGGAACCCATTTACCATTATTCAACTTCTTCACCATTGCATAGTTAGCAATCGCCTTAGTTTTATTAACAAAGCCTGGTGGTAAATCGTTTGGATGAACTTTTCCTAATTTTTCAGTCTGAGTGGCTTCCCACTTAACTTCCCCAATTTTTTCAGATGACCAATTTGTTTCCCATGCACCCCAATTAACTTCACTAAATCCAGTCTGTTCATCAATACCTAACATTGCAACTGTATTATCATACTGAGATGTATCTACAGTTACGTTTGCTTCTACTCTCTTTGTATCCATCCAGATATCGGAGTCTGGTGAAATTTCCATATCACCAGAATAATATACAATCAAGAATGGGTTTACGTTTTCTACTCTTGAAGCATAAATCTGCTTCAACATTTCTGTTTCAGTATAATCTAATGTCAAAAGTCTTCCTGTCTTCTTAATATTCTCTCCATCAACATCAGTAATATGATTAAGGTCTAAAGTTGGATTTGCAGTGGTTCCGATACCAATAAATGATCTAGATCCAACAACTAAGTCAAGACATGTTGTGTAGTGGCCAGGTCTTAAATATCCATTTTTAGCATCAATACTTGCAGAAAAATCTGGATGTGTAATTTGATGTCCCTAC